TCAAGTAAACAGCTTTATAAAAATAGCTCAAAAAATTTATGACGTCATAAGGCAATTACAGTTTTTAATCAAGTTAGCTTTATTACTTATAAAGATATTAAAGTTTATAAGTGTATTTTTCACAAGCTTACCTCTTCCGAATTTATTTACTACACACGGAATTACTGCATCACTTGAAAAAGCTAGACAATCAGCTGAGAATAAAAATAATCAGGTAATTAAGAGATTGGAGCAAGTAAATAGCTTACTAGCAGTAATATTAAGCTTTGTTAGGTACTTATTGGAAAATGCTACGGGATTATTAAATAGGCTACAAGTACTAATAGCAAAACTAGAAGGATGTGAGTCAACAAAAGATTCTGCAGTACTTCAAGATTTAAGAAATAGCTATAATAACTTAAAGCGAATTGAAGAACAATTAGCAACTTATATACTTATACACGACGGAAAAACAAGTCCCGATACTGCTCTATTCGGTAAATACAGTATTCGTGTAGTAGAGGAAGAGTTAACTGATAAGTCAATAAAGAATAAGCGTAGAAGGGGTATTGCAGTAGATCCAGATGGAGCTATAGTAGCACAATCTGATTTAACTTTTGCAACCAATACCGCTATTATAATTGAAGAAGTTAAAATAAAGCTTTTAAGTTCGAATTTAGTATCATCTCAATTTAACTTATTAGATGCTTCAGATTTAGCAGTAATAGCAACTTCTGTGAATTATTTAGAGAATGATACTGTTATGAGTGAAGACTTTAATTTTGATAGTCTACGCAAGGAAAGTAAAGATTTACCCGATAGCGCAGATGAAAGTCAAGGATTAGGCTTGAATGCCTTTATTAATAACTTATCAGGCGGTAGACGCTTGAGAAAGAGAGTTAGAACAGCCTTAGATAACTCTAGCACTACCTTTAAAAACCAGGCAGCTCAAGAGAAGGTTAACGGAGAAAACTTATTAAAAACAGATAATGTAGCTAGTTCAGTAGGAACAGGAAATGAACCGGAAGCTACAAAGACAAAAAAGTAATAAACAAATATTTATAACAATATGGGACAAACAGATTTACTTAGAAAACTTATACGTGAAGAAGTCCGCGCAGTCTTCCAAGAAGAACTTGCAGGTATTCTGAAAGAAGCGATAATCGCAAACAGACAGCCTATTGTCGAAACAAAAACCTCAGCTAAACCAGCTATTCCTGGAACTCTTAATACTCAACCAGTTAGAAGAATGGCACCGCCAGTATTAAGTTCAAATAATCCTTTGAATAGCCTACTTGCTGAAACAGCAAATGCTATGTCAGGTGATGATATGGAGAGTTTTAGCTTCGATTCGAGCATGGCTCAAGGGTATGGCGGAATGGGAATGGTAAGAGAAAATGCACCTGTAGTAGAATCAGTGGGCGAAATGTTTGCAGCAGCAAGACCGAGCTCAAATTTAGATGCAATTCAAATTAATGCCGTTCCAGACTTTACAGCTTTAATGGCTAAAATGCAACAAAACGGAGAAGTTTAATGGCATATAACGTACGAAATATAAATGTATTAGATCTAAGGCCTTCCACAGGAATTGGAGTCTCTATACCTTTTAGCAATCCTGCTGTTTTCGAGACTGTATATAATACTAAAGATCAAACCAAGTATAATTTAATAAATTTCTTATTGACAGATCCTAGAGAAAGAATATTTAATCCTTCTTTTGGAGCTGGCCTTAGAGGTAAATTATTTGAGCAAATAACTAACACTACAGTAGATGATTTAGATACTCTAATCAGAAGCGGTGTACAAGCTTATTTTCCAAATGTAGTTATAACGGATCTAACTTTTGGAGGTAATCCAGATGAGAATAACTTAACTGTTAATTTCTCATACACTATTAGAAACACTAGAGAATCTGACAATATAACACTAAGCATCAATGGCTAATAAAGATATAAGATATTTAAATAAAGACTTTAACACCTTTAAAGAGGCGTTGGTAGAGTATGCAAAAGCATACTATCCGACTTCCTATAACGACTTTTCTACATCATCTCCTGGTACCATGTTTATTGATATGGCTGCTTATGTAGGAGATGTATTAGCTTTTTACTTAGATAATAATACTCAAGAAACTTTTCTAGAGTATGCAAAGCAACCTTCCAATTTATATAACTTAGCTTACATGCTTGGTTATAGACCTAAAGTAACTTCAGCAGCTATTGTTAATTTAGATGTATATCAGCAATTACCTGCATCAGGTGCTGGTTACTTACCTGACTTTAATTATGCATTGACTATCGAGTCCGGTATGCAAGTTAGATCGAATATAGATACAACAATGTATTTTTACGTTCCAAACGTAGTTAATTTCAACTTAACTTCTTCTAGCAATCCGACTGAAATTACAACCTACACTACTGTAGGAGGAAATCCAAACACGTATCTTTTAAAGAAAACTACTCAAGCTATTTCAGGTCAAGTTAAAACAACTACATTGACTTTTGGAGCAGCAGAGAGATTTCCTACTAGGATTTTACAAGATACTAATATTATCGAAATTATAAGCGTTACTGATAGTAACGGTAATAAATGGTATGAGGTTCCTTATTTAGCCCAAAACTATATTTTAAAACCCGTACAGAATACTCAAGCATTTTATCCGCAATTATATTCTCAAGCTAACGAAGTTCCTTATGTTTTAGAAAAAATACTTGTACCAAGAAGATTCGTTTCTAGGTTTAAAGAAAACGATACGCTAGAATTAGAATTCGGTGCAGGCATATCGGCTGTATCTTCTTCTGTTTATATCCCTAATCCAAATAATGTAGGTATAGGTACTCTAAACGGTATATCTCTTTTGAATACCGCTTTTGATCCAACTAACTTTGTAACAAATGATAGCTATGGTTTAGCACCTCAAAATACAACTTTAACTGTTACATACCTAGTAGGCGGCGGAGCAGCTTCAAACGTACAAGTTAATCAATTAACCAATATTGTAACTAGTACTTCCGTATTTGAAGGTACCCCTTCTAATCCAACTTTACAAGCAAATGCATTAAGTTCACTAGCAGTTAATAATGAAGAGAGAGCAGTAGGGGGCGGAGATGGTGATAGTCCAGAGCAGTTAAGATTAAACACTCTAAATCAGTTCCCGACACAGATGAGAGCTGTTACGCAGCAAGATTACCTAGGTATTACTTTAGGTATGCCTCCTAAATTTGGTCAAGTAGCTAAAGCTTACGTAACCAAAGATGAAGCCACTTTTGCACAGTATTTAGTAAACGAACCAGGCGAAAGAGATCCTTTAGCAACTTCACTTTACTTATTAAGCTATAATACCTTAGGACAGTTCGGAGTTCCAGGACCAGCTCTATTACGTAACGTTCAGACATACCTAAAAGAGTATAGAATGTTAACTGATACTATTAGATTAAAGCCTGCTTACATTATTAATATTAAAGTTAGCTTCGATATTATAATATTACCAAACTATTCTGCAAGAGAAACTCTTTCTTTATGTATAGACTTACTCAAAGCTTTCTTCAATAGAGAGAATTGGCAAATAAACCAGCCTATTATACTTTCTACTATCTATACTTTATTAGATCAAGTAGCAGGAGTACAGACAGTAAATAAAATTGCAATAAGTAACCTAGCAGGAACTGGCGCAGGGTATTCAGAATACAGTTATGATATAGCAGGAGCAACTTTAAACGGTGTAATTTATCCTTCGTTAGATCCTAGTATCTTTGAGGTTAAATACCCTGATGTCGATATTCAAGGACGCGTAGTAACAATGTAATAAAATGGCAGTATATCAAATATTCGCATCCGCTGATGCAACAATTTATTCTAGATACCCGGTTAAAAATACTGGTATAGATCAAGTACTGGAAGTATCTGTTAAGAATTCACAAGCCGGGCTTGCATTCTATAATAGAGATCAACTCGTTACTCAAAATCCTTACTACACTTATGACTTAGCTGCTAATTCTAATTATAATACTTCTGGAGAATTGTTTCCTCAAACAGACATTAGAAGATCAGTACTACAGTTTTCTA